GTGTTGGAAGTAGAAACATTAATTCCAATAAACCCATATCTATGAGCATACTGCACCATGAAACCATCGTCATTAGTGCCAGTAAAAATATCTACCGCAGTACCAGAAGTTAACTCTGATGTTTTATCTACGAAGTCAGGGTCTTCAGAAGCGTCAATTTGACCAAAATAAAGATAGCTGTTTGCGATCCCATTCTTTTGCATCAGACCAACATCGCAGGATGCACCTGAGTTGTTTGTTGCCTGTGCATACCAAATCATAAGTTGAAGACCAGAGGCAGGAGCAACCAAGTCTGTGCTTGAGGCTACTCCATAGCCGCTGTATTTAACTTCACTTAGATTCGGTCTTAACGACATCCTTCTTTACCTCTTGAGCCTTTGGTAACTTATGTGAGGTGTACCCTGGAGGGGGATCACATGGAGCACCACTTGGCTTATACCACTTACCGCTTCCAACTGGACGCTCGTATCGAGTGCCACTTTTTTTACAGTAACTAGCTCTGTAGAAATTCGTTGCAATAATATTGCCGTTTTTATCTCTAATGTGGGTCCTTAAATCGAATTTATGCTTAGGTGCAGTCTCTTTGATGAATTTTTCAATATCGTCCATTTTATATTCCTGTAGGGTTGCGCACCCCAAAACGACACCAGATTACTCTACCCCTAGAGTGAAGTAGGGGGCCGAAGCCCCCCCAAATTAAATTATGCAGAAGCAGTAAGTTCAGTATTGTTTCCAGCTTCTTCTGGTGCTTCAACGCACTCTAAAGAAGGGAATCCCTGACCAGCAGGTGATCCAACACCAACAGTGTGAGAAACCTCAACACTGTCACCTACAGCTAGAGCAACATCTACATCAAGATAGATAGATGCACCAACAGCAGTTCCATCAGGAATGGTAAGAGTACCAATTACTGACTCATCAGTATCAGATAAAGGTGTAGGCCGCTTAGTGAAAACTACAGTAGGAGCAGTAGTATCACCATTAACAGCTTCACTCACTACAGTGAACTTTAGCCTCTTGATTCTGCAAGACTTTACACAAAGAAGCTCTCCGTGGTCAGCAGATGCAGCACCAATATCCATCTCCAACATCACACCAGCATCGGTAGTTCCAACTGGAATGATAGGGAGGAGAAAAGATCCAATATTTTCAGAATAACTCATCGTTTTATCTCCTTTTCTTTATAATTATGCAGCTTCTGAAGATCCAAAATGGATAACCTTAGCTTCACCAGCGTTAGCTGTATCCCAGATCAATCCAAACTGAAGAACTCCGTACCAAGCAACACCACGATCACGACCGTAGTCTTGAGGAATCTTAGCTCTTAGTTCAGGATCTTGAGCAACAGCCATAGCTACTGCATCAGCTCCGAAGAACACGGCTTCACCAAGAGATACTTCTGCGCCATCAGAAGCGTCCCTAGAGTTAGATAAAGCACTAAAGTTGTTCACTTCAATGAATCTGATGTTCTCAATACGTCCAATTTCAGAATTGAACTTATTGGAAGGATCAGTGTATCTGTGCCAATCTTCCCAAGCAGAATCACCCATAAGTCCACGCTTAGATCGAGTAGCAATCAAACAGATGTAATCATCTCCCTCGTAAGGAGGAATCTGATAGTCTCCGTACATTGCGTCCCTAATGACTTCAACGTGGTCAACTCTCATGTTGTGAGTGGCTGCACCCATGTTTCCAGCAGGGTCAATGGTTAATGCGGTTGCACTGGTTGTGTAAGCTTTAAGAAGTGTACTCTTAAAGGCTGCAGCAGCAGTGTTATCCATAACCAACTTCATCTGGTCCTTTAGAGCGCGCTGAATAGCGTTCTCTACGTTGAACTCAGAAAGATCGTCACTAAGGCTGGTGAAAGGTACGGAACGTCCGAACTCTTCAACTGTGATAGCAACAGTGGTCAAAGTTAGAGTGTCTTCAGGAATCTTCTGGTTCTCAGTAAGCTTTCCATCAGTAGGAACCGTTAGGTTACTAACTCTGGTGATTGTGATGCTCTCGCCCTTACCACGGCCAAATCCTGGCTCTGGTCGAACGAATTGCATAAATTTAGTCTCAGCAATAGCTGCATGACGCAGATCACTAGACATTGCATGGCTTTTATATACGCCAGAAGGCGCATCGTATGTCCAAGTATGACTCATTTTTTTCTACCCCCCTTTAGGTTCTTTTTTTGAGTGCCTTAACCTGATCTATGAAACTCATGGCAGGTTGTTCTGGCGTTTTAGGCTGCGATTGTGTCTGACTTGACCCCAAAGAAGTCGCTTGACCACTTTGAAGCTCGGTTCTAGCCACAGAAGCATCCTTAACACCACCCATTATACCACGCGCTTCATCTACCAGAAGTTTTTTTGCTTCAGCAACCTTCCCTTGACCATATAAGGACTCAAGATGCTGCCTTTTATCTTTTACCAGTAAATCCACTAATCTTTTATGTTTTTTTAGATCAGGGTTTTCACCGTAAAATTCACCCCAAAACTTTGACTCCTCATCTCTACGGCTAAACTCAGTGGTTAGCTCGTTTCTGACATCGGATCTTAGCTTCTGAATGAACTGTTTGGGATTGCTAAACATGAGGTCTTCATAATCTACTTCAGGCTCATGTTGTTGATATTGCTGGTATTGTTGAGCAGGTTGGGCAGGTTGACTCCATTGTTGTTGTGGAGCTTGTTGCTGCTGATATTGCTGATAAACCTCTTGAGGAGACTGCTCTCCAGCATCAGGACTATTAAATGGCTCTGCCCCTGCTTCTGGTTGTACTCCATCCAAGGGGCCACCTTGCATTGCATCTGTATCACTCATATCACTCTCCTTGATTTATTGATTGATGATTTAAGCCTATTCTCTATATCTTCTAAAGAACATAAAATTGACACGCTTCCAAGATACACTTTTGCGTCAATCTCGCCATCCCTAAATGCCTGTTTTAACTTGGAAATAGCGTTATCTCTTTCTTGCTCCATGAATGGAGTAAAGGCATCTAAGGCGATTTGAGCCATTCTGCCATTATTCATAGTCTCTACGTCTTTTTCTTTCATACTATCCTAGTGGATTTGTCTGCGCCCTAGACACATCTCCCCTTACTACACCAAGTTCCGCTTCTGGCTTAGCGGCATCTGGAACCTGACTTTGGGCATCTGGAACAGCATTAAGAGCAGAGGCCAACCCACTGATTTGCTCATTTTGCTGATCTTGAGCTGCCCTGTCTTGATCGTCATTGGAAATCTTATCTTCATCAATATCCAGACTATTTACAATCTCCCCAAGAAGCTTGGTAAACGAGTATTTACGCTGAAACTCCTGCATCAACAAAGGAGAGGAAGCAATAGTCTGCAATAGACCTGTAACCTTCCTGAAGTCCTGAACCTTGTTCAAAATACTAGAAAGACCAAACACCCTGAATTTATTGCCTTTAGCTGTGGCTACAAAACGCTCTTGTGGACTTAACTGCTCGATTTGTTTAGCTAAATCCTCACCAAGCATGGCGATAACCTCATCATCATCTAGGTCGTCCATATTCTGAGCAATTACCATCCAAGCCCTCTCAAGAAACTGAGACATATATCTAGCCTCAATTTGCTTAACAATACCTTGGAACATACCAGTTAATGATTGGTTCTGAGCCACAATCTCTGTGGCCTTTACGTTACGCTCAGGTAAAACACCCATTCTAAGATCGTTGGTTAATGATGACTGCTGAAACTCCTTCTCAGTCATAGCAAACACGCTTACAGCCTCCTGAGAGGTATTTGCGGTATCAACCCTCTCAAGAACCTTGGCCCCAGGAGGACAAGAGGTATTAACAACAAGTGTGTCTCCTGGCGTAATTCCGTTGTTAACCTGAGATGGATCATCAAGCCAACTCTCTCTAAGCTGCTTAATACCAAAGGTACTCATCATTCCAGAGTCGATAATAAGATTGTAAATCTCATTTAACGCCAAGTTGTGCGACGTAGGTGCATCCATAATCGCCTTATGCCAAACGCTATGAGGGACGCGAAGAATAGGAGCGCATACAAACGGAGACTTGCCATGCCAGAAAGGATTCCTTCTTGGTTTAGAAATAACAACACTGTCATTAGCAATAGCGCAAACAGCGTTTTTCATAATAACTTCACCAGTATCAGGGTCTAAAATATCTCCCCAATACTCCAAAATCTCTACTCTTCTACGGAAAAGCTCAGGAGAAAGCGCATCTTGACCTGTCTCCTCTTTCCTCTTCCTTCTCTGCTCTTGGTCCACATTTGAACCCAAGCTCTGAATCGCCTCTAAATCATAGTCTTTAGGATTAGCCTTAGCCAATTCAACAAGCTTATGATGATCCATTTCAATACGCTGAACTTCATATAAGCCCTCACCAGTTGGATCAGGGAAAAAGTCTTCAGGACGAATCAAATCTAGCTTTAACTCCCAAACGTCCTTTTCGGCTCTAATAACCTTATCACCACCAAAATCATCTGATTCTAGCTCATAATCATTTTGAGTCTTAATTTGCCCATGAACCTTACAGATCATCAAAGAGGCTAATGCACCTGTCTTAATAGAGTCAGAGACAAAATCTACGATGTTATTCTTTTCTAACTGCCTACTAAGGAGCTTTTGAATAACAACAGCGTCAATAATTTCACCATCAATCTTTTTACCTGCTGCTGGCTTAACTTCAAACCACTTACCTACATCAATAAGGCCCTGAGCTAAGAAGCTAGTTAACTGCTCAACAGCCATAGACTGCTTTGCTAGAAACTCCTTAGATTGTCCTGCCTTCTTGTGAGAGTAATCACCCCTTTGATGGTAGACGTTGTAATTAACTCGGTTCTGACGCATACGGAACTCACGCTCGTCCTCTGCCTCATCCCTCGCCCTAGTAACTGATCTGATAATCTTAGAATCTAAATCCATAACTAATTATAACGCCCCCCATTCATAAATCCATAACGCAAATTCGGTATGGGGGTCTTCCTCTTCCTTTGGCTCATTCTCACCCTAGAACACAGGTATTGTAAAGCATCATGAACGTGAGAGTGTTCATCCTTGATTGGCCTAAGCTTAGATGGCTCAATCTCACCTGCTTTATCTGCATACCTATATCCACCCTCAAAACCCTTAATTAACATAGGACATTCAGCGTCATCTATCACTAAACAAGCTGTTGGATCATGGTCTATTTTTAGGAATCTAGTAAGGAAATACTCAACAGACTGCCTACGCTCCTCCCAAGCCAATGCCCCAGGAATGGGCCTTAACCCCTTGGAGTCCATAATCTTTGCGCAAGTGCCTTCATCCGTATCCTTACGGAACTCACCAGATGGGTCAATGAAATCCATAAACCCACGCCTACCCCAGTTGAGATAACGCAAACTACAGTCGTCAAGTACAAGGTCAGTAAACCTGTCAGCTCCCATGTTGATCTGAACATATTCCTTAAATATAACAAGTTTGTTCTCCTGTAACTGACCAACAACACAAGCAGGTGTCAAACCAAAGTCCCATCCCCTTAATAAAGGAAGACCAGCTTGAGGCATTAACCTTGTCTTAGAAGTATGAATCGCCTTAGTGAAATCTGGATAAACAGGAAAACCTGCCCAAGACTCCCACGACAGCTCATACTCCTGCATATACTGCGCCCTAGGCATACTAGACTTAATATGTCTCTTAAACTCTTCAGAACGCTTATTAGGATCAGCTCTGTAATGTAGCTGAAATACAGTAAATTCATTCTTGGGGTTTTTCCAGACCTCTACCCCTTCCATGGGATAAATCTTTTTGAACTTGCTGTCTGTCTTTACGACATCTCCCTCACCCTTATCGAGTTGGTCAAATACAAGTCTCTTAAAAAAGCCTGGGGCTGGAGAAGAAATAGCAGTAAACCTACCGCCACCCTCTAGTGTAGGAATACTAGCGGAATAAGCTTCTTCAGCTTGCTCCCAGAACGCCATCTCGTCAGCCATGATTCCTGATAGCGTAAACTGTCTAAGCTGATCGGCTCCTTGAGGAAACCCTTGAAGCTTAGAGTTTATTTCTGGAAACTCCAATAATCCGAACTTTCTTTTCTTTCTTGGTAATAATTCTCTAGGAATAATCTCAGGGTCAAGATTGTCATAAACAAACTCAGCCCTGTTAATGAGATCGTCAGAACCTTCTTCTTTTTTAGATACAAACGCATTATGCCTTCCAACATTAAACATCGTATCCCAAAGGTAAAGAATAATATTAATCCAAGACATTTTCATACGTCTGGACTTAGGTACTGCCAACTTTTCCTTAGCTACCCACACCTTGCAATAAGCCTGAATAAATTCAAGCTCCCAAGGAAATTTCTTGATCGGATTCTCTTTGTCTACCTGATCTTGAGTGTAAACCGCTTTTAGAAACTCAATAGGATCTTTACGAATCCTTTTGAACTTCTCCAGCATCTCCTGATTGCTCATCAGCTTCTTTTTCCTCTGGTAATGCAGATTCAATTAGCTTTACACAAGCTGCTAGTTTTTGGTGGTCAGCAAGTGACAAAGGTAGTTTTACCAACTGTCCTGCTACTACACCTAATGCTTCTCTTGACTTCATTTTGCTCTCCTATCGTTTTGGTTAAAAACCACAAGTAACATAAAAAATCATACTTAGTCGTTGTTATCCTTCAGGATTCTGTGGTTCAGCGGCATCCTCTTTCCCTTCCTTCTTAGGAAGCCATACCTTGATGGCTTCTTCTAAAGCTTTCGCTTCCTGTAAAAGAGCAGCGCGACGCGCTACTGCTTGTTGAACGAGTAACTCAAGAGACTGTTGTTTTTCCATTTTTACTCCTTATTGATCTATATATTTAACCCATATTTATATCAACACTATCGCCAGTACCAAGACACACCGATGCGATCACAGGCAGGGTCATCTTTAGTGAATTGCTTTTTAGATAAAATACTAACCTGATAAATACCCTTTTTGGCGCAATCAAGGCAAGGCTTTCCGAACATACTTTTAGTATTTTTAGAGATAGACAGTCTTCCACTAGCTCCAACTGACTTAACTGATTCTTTAATGGGAGCAAAAGTAGACTTAAAAGAAACCTGAGCCTCATTACACTCATAGTCAGTAACGTCATTCCATAGAACTGAAACACTCTCAGCCTCATCCTTTAACTCAAAGCATAACTTCTTTGACTCGCCTTCTTTTAGCTCAATCTCAATCCTCTTGCCGTTTCTAAGGTTTGCACTTGGCTCAGTGATATAGGCATCACACTGGACGACTAGAGTAGGTTCAGGGGTAGGCTCTGGCTTTGGCTGCTCAGAAGGCTCACAAGAAGCTAGACCTAACATTGAAACTGCAATTAATAGTTTTTTCATATTTTTACTCCTTATCTTTTTGTTTTTTAGCCCAAGAAACGAACCTTACCACCGCGGCGGTTAACTTAGGTTGAAGCTGGCCACCGAAATTCATGATACGTTCCTCGCCGTCAGTAATTGGAATATCGACCTCTTTAAGAAGCTCCATGTTTGAATTATAGATGCTCATCCCAGCTTCGACACCCTCGGCATTTGTAACTCTAATCTTTGCGGTTCCGACATAGCCAGTATTTTCTTGAACCCACTGAAGAGCAAGACAAAGTGACTTGCCTACAAAAAAAAGAGGCACGTTCCGCATTCCACCAGGAGCTTTCGCCGTTCCAACTATGTTGGGCTTACCCTTTAGGCGCATGTGGTCAACAATATCGTTTTCAAAATCAACCGCCTGAATATCACTAAGCTTAATTGTTGGTAGGTCTTTAAATAAAGGGACTAGCTTTCTAACTGCATCCTGCGCCATCTTTTCAAGAATTAAGCCGGGATTCCCTTTGTATGCTGTATTTTTACTAACTCCGAACGGACCCACAATATGCTGTTTATTCCCTGGGCCATTAAACGTCCACTTGAAAACAACACCGTCCTTGCTGAAGTCGTACTCAATCACCATGGCCCAATTGTGACGAGCCTCTAGCCACAGCATATAATGCTAAGGGTATGCCTGTAGCTCGGAGAACTTTTTATTTACCAAGTCAGCTTTATCAATCTTTGCGCTGGCGTACTTTTTGCCTGGCTTGCGGTTAAGAAACCCAAAAAAACGATTCTTTAAATCTAAGCCTATGATGTCGTCGTCGCTTAAAGCCATTATGCCTCTACCCTTTTACATATTGCCGTCAAAGTTCCATTACCACCGCTCCACTGAGCTGTCACATCAATCTCTTGCCCTATTTCAAAATTAACTGCGGACGTGGAAGCCTGATCCATGACAAAATCAGGAATGTCGTTATTTACATCTCTTTTGGACTTCATACTAAGAAAAACATGAGCTGACGATGTTGTTAACGGCGCTATAACGACCTCCAATTTAAAAGCCCCTGCGGAAGTGTCTGGAACATGCTCTGGAGTTGTTTCCAAAATAGTGGTCCATGAATCCGCTGTTCCAACGTGCTTGTTTCTAACCTTTACTCTAAATCTAACTTTTCTACCAGTACTTGTACTTGCGAACAATGTCCCCCATACAACAAGCATCCAAGGACGAAAACCGACTGTCACTGCGGTTGATGCTATGCCTGAATCTGTTTCACTAAATCTATTGGTTAACAGTGAACCTGGCTCGATATAAGGATAAGTGCTAAATATGCTTGTCTCGGTGGTTGTCGCACTTGGTCCTTGGGAGTCAATCTCAACGTAATCCTCTATTATATACGCTTTTCCGGCCTCATCTCCGTTATCGGCGCTTGTGGGGAGACACTTGCTTGGGACATTAGCAACGGTCGTGCCTTGGTCACTCCACTCAAAACCAGCACCGCTTAACGTAGAGTCAAGATTGACATCAATTGTGTAATTATTTGCTGACACTATCTTGAGAACCCTAAAAGGCTTATGGCTGTCTGGGAAAACAAGGTCGCCTGGACTTAATTCATTCCCTCCGCTTGTTGTAATGCTGTTCCCACCAGACGAACCGCTTATAGTGTTTGCACTAACGCTGCGTTTTTGGCGCATCGACCTAAGCCGTAAAGCTGTGTCAAAGTATTGAGTAACTAACTCGCCATGGTATCCGACATCTTGATTAACAGTACCATCGTTGCCTGTTCCGATATGATTCCCACCATTAACCTCCCACACCTGTGCGAAACCACCCCATTGGTCATCGTGGCGATATATTGTAGCGCCGGAAGTGCTTCCAATACCCAGAGTTAAAGTCATTGCGGTGGCGCTGGCTATATCTGCGACCACACTTTGTTTGGATGAGCTGGTAGGGTCATTGATAGCAATAGTGTCGCCTATGCTAAACTCATTTAAAAAATTGGTGCCTGTTCCTGTTACGGTAGTACCAGAAGTACTGACGGTGCCTGTTTTTGCGGTGTAGTTTGTTTGGTCAAAACGACCGCCTGATTTTTGCAAATAATATGTAACATAAGTATCTTCGTCCGAGCCTATACTATAGTTTCTCTTTCCCCATGCGTGAGCATTGACCCCCGCTTTCGATAAAAAAGAAAAGTAATTAAAGCCGTCTACCGTGGCGTCCTCATTAACGGCAAAGGCCATGATAGTGCCAGTGGTCAGGTTGGGTGCAGAAACAATAACCCCAAAATCCTCCTCGGTCGCAGTCTCAATAGTTATAGCCGTACCTGGGCCACGGTTCACTATTCCGACAAGCGACGTTTGAATCCCAAAGTTGTTCAAAGATAGCGGCGCATGGCCCCCAATCTCGAAGCCAAAAATCGCAGGGGCATTGGTTATGCCTTCATCAAAAAACCACCCTGTTTCAATAGAAACTGGTCCCTCAATTTGACCGTCTGAATTAATTGTAAACGACCCTTTATTTGCATTAGTAACCTCATTAAGCCAATGCGAACCTGCCACCCTAGACGATGTGCTATTATTTGCGGTGCCTGACCATGAGTGTCCAGACCCTAAAGATCCGTCACAATATGGTGAGGGTCTATAGGTGTTAGCATCAGTCTCTTCAATTTGAACGTCGTCAACGTAAAAGGTCGCTGATTGAGATCCCTGGGTTAAAACATCAAGTCTTAGCTGAGTACTAACATTCCCATTTACTACGACTCTAATCCACTCATTGGCCAAAAGATGAATTGGCCCAGTTTCATCAGATATAATGGCGCTGGAGCCTGATCTAAGAACAAATTTTACAATCTCCGTACCAGTTGTACCCTTTAAATATGCCGAAGCAGTGTAATGAGTTGTAGATCCAACACCAGTGTCGGTATATCTTGCCCCCTGGTTATCCGCAGATGTAACAGTAACCTCTAAGCTGGCAGAGCCTGTCCGACTCTGCGATGTGACTCTTGTTATCGAAGCAGAGCCACCAACAGCCGCCCAATCAGTGGTATCAGTTTCAAAGCTCGGATTTTTGCAGATGTTAGTTGTGGCTGGTGCAATTTGAAACGCAATGTTGTGGTCGCTAACCGATGGTGGGCTGATGGATGTTCCGTCTGCGTTAACCGCTAAGTATTGATTGGCCGAACCATTGTCTGCGATTGAAAATAGAGTTTCACCTATCGGTGTGGAGGCGTCTTCAATTCTTATGCCGCCTGACGTAGAATCTAAAACAATCTCCGCCGTAGATGCAGTGGAGAGATCGTAAGTAGCCTGAAGGTCTTCTCCACCTCCACCACCACCGCCAGGAGTGGCCCACGTCCCATCGCCACGCCAAAAAGTCGAAGACGATGCGCCAGTTCCACTATTTAGTTTATTTACAGGTAGGTTCCCTGTGACGTTAGTGCCAGATAGATTAACCGCATTGGCAGTTATCTCCTGACCGGAAAGTGATAGATAATTTTCACCAGCTAGGGTGACATCAATAGACTTCTGGGCATAGTTGTCAGCATGAATCGTTCCAACGCCACTCTGGGTCCAATCCAGGTGCTCGTTCGCCACATAGTCGCTCAAGTTGTCATGAAGAATGCCAGTTGGTTGGTTAACGAAATTGACTACCTGACTAGAGTCAATCGTCATTGCCTTGGTTAGTGTGTTGCTACCGTCCGGGGTTGTGAAAAACTCCATTTTGCCTGGAGAAGATGTTGAGCTGATTGTCCCACTATCGTCAACGGCCATACCTATGAATGCAAATAGGTCATAGTGGCTACCAGTCCACCCCCCCGCAGCTAGGTCGAAAAGATTCTGGCCATTGATAACCACCCCGTGAGTGTTTGTATCAGAGTTTGACCGCGATCCAACAATGGCTGAGGGAATTGTGGTTGAGTGTCGGTGAATATGCAGTTGGGCGGGGGAGGAGCCTCCGATATCGTTGATCTTAACCCTTGAGTTGTATGTAACCCCATTAATGTTAATTCCGCTGCTTTCGAGCCCGTAATCACCGAACTGACCGTCCCCTGTGGTGTAAAAGTTTTGGGTCGCTGCGGTCCAGTCAATGTGCTCATTTGCTACAAAGTTAAAGAGGGAATCGTGGTCCACCTTGGAAACATCAAATTTCAATTGTAGGTCTTCGTCTGACCCATCGTTAAGAGTGGATAACTCCAATACGGTCGAACTATTCGTGCCGTGAGCTACGACGACTGCGTCTTCTAGGTACTTCGCCACAGTGTCGTTTGATGAAACCTTAACAAGAATATCCGTGTTGGAGACGGTGGTGTCTAAGTCAAAGTTCCCTGTGAATGGGTTAAACTTGTATCCCATCAGGTAACGTCAATCGCATTCAAACGATCGCTCCCATCGTACCCATCAAACTTACCAGTAAAAGGATTGAAAACATACTTAATAGACATTAAGTGGTCCTCTCTACGGTTGAGATCGTAGCCTTAGAATCATCAGTATAAGTTATTACAATAACTCGAACAATAGTTCCACCTGATCCACCGCTTCTAAAAGTCCATGTGTCAGTGGTAGAAGCTTGGGTCTGTGCGACAAAATCATAGTTAGCACTACCTAGAAGGCCACCAAGAGCCTTTAGAGTCGATTCTGATGCGTAACCGCCATCTGTTTTTACTTCCATTGCTTCTCTCTAAGCTTTTTCATAGACTTGGAAATCCTCTCCCTCATTTCCTTCAGATCGTATCTATTTCCACCATGAAGGGGTGGAGGAATCTTACTTCGACCTGCGCCCTTATTAAAGTCCGTCTTAATTACGTCTTTTTGCTTTGGCTTGGCAACAGGTGTCTTCCAATTAAATCTTTTCACTAATCCTCCAAAAACTTATCAATTTCGTCAGGATCTCCGATCTCCTTATACTCTACATCGACAATATCTTTAGGTTCATCATCTTTTTTAATTGCGTCAAGAAGATCCCTGATAAGCGATCCTCCAACCTCCACGTTCTGAGTAGCTTTGCCTGTAGCCCTGTCCATAAAGTCTTGAGCAGCGTTTAGCCTTACAGCGGCCCTTACGTTCTCATCCTCCATAATCTTCTCAGCAGTCTCAAATGCCTTTGGAAACACCGATCTATAGACTCTTTTAGGTTCCCAAGAGAATATTTCGTTCCTAAGCTTCTTAACGTGTTCTTGTACGTCTTCTCTGGCTAACAGATTAGATACTGTTGCAGCAGAACAACCCAATCTTTCCGCTATCTTAGACTGTGAAAGCCCTGTAGCGGATAAAGAACAGATAACTTCCTGCTTTGCTGTTAAGGATTTTTCTTCTTCACTCATAACTTGCCCCTTAATGATAACAGTCTTATCTAGTATAATTCAATTTGTCATGGGAGAATCAGACAAGGCACTTGCTAGAAGGATTTGCTCTAGATGCTGCGTTGCGCTTATGTACCCTCATCCAGAGTTCCACGGATGGAAAAAGTGCCGCTTATGCGGATTTTGCTGTAAGGAGAACTAATGGCCTTAACTAAAAACGTATCTTACGCTGCCGACACTGGACTTACCTATACCTCTACTGAAGTGGAATTTAGTGGGGGGGTCGCAAAATTGACACCATATCAGGCAGTTTCTCCTGAAGTATGGGGAGCAACCCTTCGTGTGGCTAAAGATTACAGCTATGGGCCATCTTTTACTGTATCAGAGGTAGGAAGCCCTGTTATTACAGGCAATAAATTAGACGTAACTGGTGGAAACGACATACTTAGGATTGAAGGCGCAGGAATCCTTCCCCATTTAGTTGGAACGGTTAGAATCAAATTTACTCCAAATGGAGCCGCAACTTTTGCTCCAATTTTTTCATTTAAAGACATAGATGGTGGAAATAATAACGGAATGTATCTTGAATATAACTCAGGAACTACATTCAAGTTTGTTACGTTTAATAGCTCAGGATCAGCAACTATTAATAGTACTTATAATTACGCCTTATCGAATGGTACAGAGTATCAGCTTGAGCTTTGCTACGACTTTACAGCAGGAAGCACACAGCTTTTTGTCGATGGATTACAGGTCTTTACAGACGCAACCACAGTTACAAGGACAGACACAGTAGACAGATGCTCTATTGGTGGAGATGCCACATATTCAAATGCTTATTACAGAGATTTAGAGGTATATAACACAAAACAGCACTCAGCGGCTCACGCTGGAGAAATTCCCTATGCTGCAACAAAAAGCAAATACATTACAAGTGGATCTCTGATTATTGATACTGCGGCTCAGTCTGGTGTCGGTGAAATCAACACACTTTCCTCTGTTACTAGCGAGGTAGATGGGACCATCAAGTACCTATTCGACGTTAATGGGCAGAAAAAGTATTGGGATGGAGCAGCTTGGTCTAATAGTGACGGAACCTTTGCTCAGGCTAATACACTGGCTGAAGTTAATACAAATGGAGCTGAACTTCTAAGTGTTGGATCAGACGTAAAAGTTGGGGCTGTTCTTAACTCTACTGATGGTCACACAGGGACTCCAACAATAACAAGCAACTCCCTAAACTACGATTTTAGCCCTTCGGCACCTGCGTCCATAGATGAGTGTGCTGTATATGTA